TACATTAAACTTAACTATTACTGAGTCAGGATCTATTCCATTAGCTTTAACTACTTCTTCATAAATTGGAGAAGAAGCAATCTCTAATAAAATTTCATGATATATTTCTCTCATTTCTTGACCATGAACCGGGTGTGTAGCAAATGCATCATGTGTATGCATAAAGCCTGGAACACCACGATCTCGTAATCTTTTAGCTAACGCTCTTTGTACGTAAGCATCTAATGAGTGATTTAAGAAAGCTGCAAAACCAGTAATTGCAAGTTTATCTTGATATACTGGAACACCTATCTTTTTATCTTTACCAATTTCCCAATTAACTCTTCGTTTTGTACTATCAGGTAATTTACCAGTATATACAGAAACGTCACCGTCAGGTAATGGAACACGAACTGCAAAATTATCTTTACCATATAAATCAAACATAGTTGAAGCTATAGCTTTTGCTATTCCTTCAGCCATTGCAGCACCAGGATAATTTTGATCAAAAATTAACTCTAATTTATTTTGAATATTTTTAAGAGTTTCTTTTTGTTCAGGATCTTTCATGTCATTAAACTGTTCAGGTAATTGTTTAGCTAATTCGTCAAACCCTGCACCTCTAGCAGTTATTTTTACTTGTCCATATGATCTTCTATTAGCTAAGAATTTCTTTGCTACTTTACGAGATTTAGTTGCACCTAAACCAGTTACTTCTTGTATATGATCTGCAGGAAGTCTGTATAAATCTCCTCCAGGTGCATCAGGATCCATGCTAAGTAAATTAGCTACTTGAGATAGTCCTGGGTCTCCTGTAAGTGCGGCGTGTAACTGATACGCCGAAGAAGTACCATCAAACCATACTGGATAAGCTGAATTAAAGCCTTGAAGTAAGTTTATTGCTTCTTCATTTTGAAATAATTCACTTGTAGGTATTTTCTTAAATGAAGCGTCTTTACCTTCTAAAAATGCTCTCATTCTTCCAATTTCTACAGCTAATCTTTGTATTTCAAAACCGTGATCTGATACATCAAAAACAGCATGATTTTTCTGATAAATAGTTTTTGCATCTCTTTTATCGTTAAAAATCATTGGAGCACCACCTCGCTGATAAGCGAATATGTTGCCACCTTTCATTTTTGAACCTGCAACCAAGTAATCAATTAAAGGCATATTAAGATCTTCATCATTTAAAAATTCTGATCTAGGTCTTCCTGCTAAGTCCATGTATTGCTGAACTGTACCAAATAAAATTCCTGCACGTTGATTGTAAGGAACTTCATTACCTATACCTAAATGATCTCTAATAGCATGTAAAAAGCTTTCAAAACCAGTTGCGCCTAATGGTCTCCAGTTTGGAAATTCCCATATTGCTTTACCGGCTTTACCTTGGTATGAAGCAGAACCATTTAATGTGTCTATACGTAATCTATCTTGTGCTCTTCGCTGCATGTAAACTGGAGACATACCACCTTTATCAGTTTGATTGTCTTCATATTGTTTTAATGCTTCAGCTGTAGCTAACGTATATGCACTATCAGTAGTTCCATCTTTTTTAAAGACTAAATCTAATCCTCTATAATGCCTTGGTTTAGTCATCATTCCTGCAAGTAACTTATATATCATATCGTTTATAACTAGAGGCTGTTGTTGCTCTCTTTCTATAAATTCAACAGTATTGTCGTAACTTCCTAATGGGTGACCATTTATTTTTGGCTTTTCTGTACGAGGTTCTTTTGTAGCTCTGTTAACGTATTTACGAGCATTATTTTGATCGGCTTTATTTTTTAAAGCAGAGTCTTTTGGCTCTACCGTATAAATTGGATACATTACACCGCCAGCACTTGTTCTAAATGCAACTTCAAATTCACCAATAGCACCAGTTTCTTGTAGTGCTTTCATAATGATCAAAAAGTTTTCACGATGTGGAGCTAATGCTTCTTCAACTTCATTACCTTCTTTAGTTTCAACTAAATCAACAATACGACCATTTGGTTCCATTAAGTCAATAGCTTTAAGATAAGCAACGGCTAACATAGAAACGTCGGTATCAGGTGTTATTTGACCTAAAATAGCTTTTAAAGTATTAGCATTAATACCTTCTATATCTAAGTTATTAGCAAGATTTTCTATTTTTTCATTAAATGCTGCATCAATAACTTCTCTATTTTTTTCTATTTCAATAGCATTTTTTTGAATTTTATCTAAATCTTCTCTACGCTTTTTAAGCATAGGACTTCCGTGCTTTACTTTAGCAAACTGAGTAGTTGGAACCATCATTTCAGCATATTCTTCATTTATGCCTTGTTGATATGTTTTACCTGTGTAGATGTTATCTAAAACACTATTAACAGTCATAAAACCATCACCTTTAAGTAATGACAAAAACCTTTCAATAAGGTCTTTAATTTTACCTAAAATATACTTTGGTGTTATTTCGTTATATCTTGCATTCTCAAGTCTAGCTGACATCTCAGCTAATACTTCCATTTCTTGAGCAATCGAAGATAACTCAGGATATAATTCTTCAACTTCTTTTTTAACAGTATCATATAAAGGGTGAGACTTAAGTTTGTCCATTTCAGCTTTACTTAAACGATCTTCAACTGCATGAAATATTTCGTGTAAAACAGTAACTTTATCTGCATCTTTAGTAAGATTAATTAACTGTTGTCTTCTTATAAAAGAGTTCTGAGATGAATTATAATTAACTTTAAAACCTTCAGTTAAAGCTCTAGCAATCAAAGCAGCTTTATCTTTATCTGACAATTTATTGTTTGGTTTAAATAACGATTTAGTTCTAGTTGAGTCATATGCTTGATTAACAGCTTCAGGACTTACTTCATATTGAGTAAGCTGCATAGGTGCTAGTTTTGAATTTCCATCACCTGTCCATTGAGAACGTTTTATTAAACCATTTTTTAGTAATCTATTAAAAACAGATTGAGGCCAAATAGTTGTAACTCTTCCGTTATCAGGCTGATTTCTATACTCTTGAGCAAATCCGTCTGCTTTACCAGGTATTGCAGTCATATATGCTGAACCAGTAAATCCTTTTTGTTGTATATTGTCAGCAGCGTTTTGAGTTGTGCCGTGGTGTAGTATTTCTACACGTTCACCGTAATAGTTTTCTGCTTCAGTTTTTAATTCATCAACTGTAGGAAATCTAGACTCTTGCACAACTGACTCAGTATCGACTTCCTTAGGTCCAAACTGTGTCATAGGTTCTACTACTTGATCTAAAAACGTAGCATGCTCAGGATATTGCATTTTAGCTTGTTGAAGCTTTGCTTTTTTAAGAGCAGGTGTTCTTTGATTTGCAATATCTAATACAAGTACTTGCATAGCAGCATTTGGTGCAGCTTGATAAGCAGCTTTTGCCATTTCAGTAGCACGTTTTACTGCTTCACTATATGCTAATGGATTTTTTACATAATCAGGAACCGCATTAGGATCTTGAGATGTAGTAGTTTCTTTTTCTACTTTTTTCTTACCTTTAGCACCTCTTTTAGGTTTTTCTTTTGTAGGTTGTACAGGTATAACCGGAGTTATTGGAGTAGGTGTTGTAGGGTTAACATTAACATTATTATCATTAGTAGGTTCTAAGTTAATTCCTGCAGCATTTTGATACTGCCTTATTGCTTTTGAAACTCTATTGCGAGATCCAGTTAAACCATCAATAAGTCGACCACCTGCAATAGTAGTAGCTGAAGCAATTGGATTCATATATGCTAACGCACCTGCACCTAATGCTCTTCCACTATTTATATTTATACCTAGTTTGCCACGACCTAAATTAAGAGGATTAAAGTAATCAGTAAATTTAGATACACCGCCTTTAACACCTTCTTGCTTAAAACGAGTAATTACGTTGAGTTTTCTTGCAAGAGCACCTATTTGAGGATCAGCATCTGTAAGTAATTTAATGTCATCTTTTGATGCTAAATTCTTTACTTTATTTTTAGCTCTTTTAAGTGCAACTTTTACTTTTGGATTATTTTTATTTAATTTCTTTTGTTTAACTAAAGCATCTATTTCAGCTTGGTACTGCGTATGTAAGTCATCTAAATTTGCGTCTGCATCATCTAGTTTTTTATTGTTTCTATCTTGACCTTCAGATGTTTTTTCTAAATCTCTAACAACTTCAGCAGTAGCTTCTTCGTCAGCTTTTACAATCTTTTTGTAACCACTAGGAAAAGCATCAATAGCTGCGTTGGTACCTTTAATAGTTTCAACAATAGTTTGAGCACCACCTCTAGTTCCACCACCACCGGCAGCACCTGCGAAAAATGACTCTTTTAAATTTCTTTTAACTTCGTCAGCAGTATAGTCTCTACCTAAATTGGCAGCAGTACCCATTTTAATTACATCTTGACCTACTTCGGTTAAACCTTCTCCTGCAGCTGCGGCAGTAAATGCAGTAGCAATACGACCAAAACCATTAGCAGTAAGCCACGATGAAATACCTTTAGCACCAGCATTTTTGACAGCGCTTGGTATAAGTTTCATAACAGCGCCGGCACCAATATTTTCAAGAATACCCATAAGTATTCCAGCACCACCTGCTTCAGATACTTTAGTAGCTTGGTCGACACCTTCTATATCTTTTACTTCTTGGAATGCTTCTCCTGACATCAGTGCAGCAGAAGAACCTGGAACAGGAGCAACAGCAGTCATCATATAAGGTAATGACTCAGCCATTTTTTGTGCACCATACTGAATACCTGATCCAATACCTGTAACGTCATCTGTAGTTAGTGATCCATAGTTTAAAGCATCAGCTTTTTTATTTAGCATTTCTGCAGCAGCAAATTTATCTTGAGCTGCTTTATCAGATATTGCATTTTGATTTAAAGGATCAAAACCAAGCATTTCTCTAACAGGATTACCTATATTTTCTTGTAAATAACGCTGAGTATCTCCTACAAATGAGTCATTAATAACCTGCTCTAAATTACCTGCATATTCTTGAGTATTAGCCATTGATTTAAGATCACCGTGCTGAAATGCAGTAGACAAACTAGTGTCTTTTGGAGACATAGATTGGACTATTTCTTCAACGGTCTTTTGTTGGTCTGCAGTTGATAATTTTTTGAATTTTTCATCAACTTCAACAGTACCATAGCCATCGATTTCAAGCTCGATCATAGCCATAGGCGTCTCCATAGATTTTATTTAGTTGGATTTTTTATTCTGAAATTTACGCCAGTAGAGGCTTTACCATTAACAGATCTATTAGCTGAAGTGTTTCCAGTTTTATCAGTTTCGTCATATAGGCTTTTAAGCATATTTTCCATTTGCTTCATTTCAACAGTGTAATCTACTTTGTGACCAGCTAATGTTCCATGTTTGTCAAAATGATCAGCTTTAGCTTTATTTAGCTCTATTAATTTACGAGCTACCATGCCTGCCATTTTTAAACGTTTAGCATTTACTTGAGGTTTTAATGCTGGGTTATAAGAACGTGAAATCAATCTAAATGCTTCTGTTTGAGTAAACTGAGCACCTAAAGTTTCTCTTAATGATTGTTGAACAATACCTTCAATACGTTGTTGTATATCTAAACCTTTTTGACCAAAGATTTTTCTTAAACCTAAGTCACCATCAGGATCTACAATAGCTTGTGTTCTTTGCCACCAACTATCAATGTCACCACCAGTACTAAGTTCGTTTGCAATACCATCTAAAACTGCTACGTTAGCTGCAGCTTGTGCAGGACGTTGTTTTTCATATAGTTTAGCGTACTCTTTATCACGAGAAATTTCACCAGAGTTTAAGTATCTGTATTTTCCTGTTTCTTTATCAATGATAACATCTTTTTTGCCTTTAATATCAAGGTTAGAATCTTTTCTTTTAGCTTTCTCAAGAAGTGCTTTTTCTTTAGCTTTGAGAGCGGAGTTGTAATAGTTGTAGCGTGGATCGCCTGGGAAAATAGTTTCTGGGTTACCCATTTGATCCATAACTTCAATTGATTTATTAACCGTACCTTCAGGTTGGCCAACAGTGTAATTAAAGTTTTTACCAATGAGTGCATTTTTTTCAGTAAGCTGATCTTGTTTAGTATTGTACTGATCTTTAAGAAAATCAAACTTGTCTGTTGACAAAGTATTTGTAAAATTTTGCTGATCGAGATTTTGTTTATCAAGTCTATTTTGCCTCTTATCTTGTTGAAGTTGCCTAAACCTATTTCTAATATCTGATGTACGATTAGTTCTAGTTTGGGTTAATTGGTTCCATAAAGCACCTTGCTGAGATGGTGCTGCACCTGCTGCTCTAAACGCAGCTCCAAGATCACTTAATTTTTGAGAAAAAGAAGGCTTATTATATTGCTCATACATTTTTAACATTGCATTTTGATCGTGCATATTAGACATCATGCTTTGAGGTGAATTAGGAGGAAGCATGTTGTTGTTACCCATGCCTAAATTTGGATCGGGATTAATTTGTGGCCCACTATTGTCGAATAAACCACCTTCAAATAATTTACCCATTTACGCCTCCACCAATTTATCCATGATTTTTTCAAGAAACTTTTTAGTTCTTGGTTTATTACTAATAAAAGCTGCAAACCTTTGACCAAATTTCCAGTAAAGTCTATTCAACCACCAAGGCGCTCTTTCAACCATATATTCTCTAAACTCAAGCCACTTAGGATTTTCAGGTCCATATACTTCTCTAGCAACCCAACAAAACATTGAAGCAATACCAATAATATTACCTATATTTTGCATTGTTGATGGGTTTTCTTGTGATGTGCCTGATGTACTTCCACCAAAACCTTGGTTACCTGAAGCAAGCTGCATCATTTGCTGAAGTTGGTTCATAGGAACATTAAACTGATCATAAAATGCCTTTTGATCTGCGTCCATTTGACCTTGATTATTCATTTGGCTTAAAGTACCAAACTTATTAAGCATGTTGATACCTTGAGAGTCCATGTTCATACCTGTACCAAGATTTGCAATACTATTATTAAAAGCATTAGACATACCGCCTAAAGCACTCATGCCTTGGCCAAAATTGGTATTATATTGGTTTACGCCTTGGTTAAACATTTGATTTCTAATATCTGCTGATACGTCTGCAGCTCTATCTTCGGCACCTCTCATAAGCATAGCATCTTGCATACCTGCTCGGTTTGAGTTCATATTACCTGTTGCTGCATATCCTCTATTTGCATTAGGAAGAGCATTTTCATATAAATTTCTACCAATATCTCTTGTAGATGCATTAATCATATTATTAGCCATATCACTATTAGCTAATTGATTTCCCATGTTAAATGCACCAAATGGATTTTGGGTCATTGAAAACATATTTGCAAAGCCTTTACCAAAGTCTCCGGTATTAGCTAAATTGTTCAAAGAAGCTGCATTTACTGCATTAGCATTACTAGAAGCAGTATCTGCGTAATTGCCTGCACCTGTTTGAGCCGCATTTTGATAATCAGTAAAATTTGCAAAAGTTGGTCCACTATAGACACCTGCATCTATTGCATTTTGACCAAAATTTAAACCTTGATTAGACGCATAATCTAATATTGGTTGAGCCATCTTAAATGCAGCATCAGCGTTAGGGTCATTTCTAGTTGTGTTGGTCTTTGGACCTTTAAATAAGCTACCCATTTTTTATTTCTCCCATATCCATATTTCCATTTGATCTTCAAGCGTTGCTTTGAATTTAAAACCAAACTTTTTTAAAAATTTTTCGTGTTTTTTGTCGCTAGGATCGTGCATTGCATGGATCGGACCTTTGTGGCATAACTTTAATAAATACCAACCATCTTTTAATTCTATATCAACTTGTTTTGACCATTTCGTTTTGATTTCACAATGTATTAGTGTTAAATCTGGTTGAACATGCTCTAACGAGATGACATAACACCATCGCCTTACTACAGGCACTCTTAAACTGTGCATTACAAACTTCCTGCAGTAAGTCTAGTGTCGATTTCTGTTATTATTTGTTGTAATCTTTCCTGAGCTGCAGATAGCTTTTTTAATTCTTCATATAAATAAGAAACTAATTGCTCAGGATCGTTTGGAGGAGGGTTTTGTAGTTTGTATTGCTCATTAAGTATTGAGTAAGACATATTAACATCTCCATCTTTTCCTTGCAGCTTTACCTCTTTCACCAGTCCACCCTTTTGACCGTGCACAAAAACTTTTACGTCTTGATTGATCTTTTTTTGATGGATTTTTAGAGGTAACTGCAGTTTTTAACTTGCTGCCTGGATTTTCTTTGCGGTATTTTGCAACACCTTTTTTTGTTAATCCTGCGCCTTGTTTTACAGATCGTTTATGACCACTTTTAACGCCAAAAGCCATATTATCTCCTGCTTGTTAATGTAATATCAAAATCTGCACCTGAAAAATTAAATGCATCACCTGCAGTTTCTTCAACTTTGTAAGCTAAAAGTCTACCATTTGCCCTTGAGTCAAGTTTATACATTGACGAAGGCGTGTAAGTAGTAGTTTCAGCATAAGTTGGAGGTGCAGTAGTAGAATATTCACTAAAACCAGTTTTTATAGACAACGAACCTGATGTATTAGGCATTGTTATTATAGGTGTGATAGTTTTTAAATGTTTAGCAGATCGTAATGGTGCTTGAGTTTCATCTAAATCTAAACCATATCGCTCTACAAATGCAGGCTTTATAGTTTCTAATTCTTGAGTTGCACTTAATTGACCATTTTCTAACATATCTAATGCATATGCTCTACTTCCGGTATGATTAATTGCTGTTTGTCTAGCACCAACCATAACTGCCATTTCAGTAGTTTCTGAAGACAAACCTAAATTTGTACTAATATTTAAAGAAGCAGCACCAACAACATTTGGTAAATCTATAAATGACCAAGTTTTATTAATCATGTTATAAACTGCAGCTTTATTACAATATGTACTATTAGAAAAACCAATATCAGATTCACTAGATACATAACAAAAATAAATTAGTTGTAATGAGTTATCGTAGTGAACAAAAAATTTACTGGCTTTACTTCTATCAAGCTCATTATAAATTCTATCTCTTACAGCATTAGTAGCTAAGTTTTGTTTAGCATTACCATTATGCATATAAATGTTATTAAAACCAAAAACGTAATGTTGACCACCGACCTCAGAAACACAATTTAAATTAATAACACCATCATCATTAAATAACTCTCTAAAGTTAAATACTAACGTAGAAGCTGTATACTCCATTAAAACAGCTTCAGTTTGTGTATATATTATAAATACGTTTCCTAGTGCTAAGCCATCTTCAATTGGAGTTTTAGCTTGCCCAAGTATATTTGAACCTGCACTATTACTTGATGTAGATGTCCATGTAACACCAGTTGATTTGCTTGCTCTATAGCCAATAGGATCTGTCCATTTAACCATAGTATGTTTTTGTGTATTAGTTTCATAAACATTAAGTGCAATAATAAAATCTTTAAATGTTCTCATTGAAACTGCATAATCAGTAGTAGGCCAATCACCAACAGTCATTTTTGAATAGTTAGCATCTGAAATAATATCTCTAATGTATGGACTATAACCATACCTATTAACCACTGACAAACCTGAGATTTGATTGTGCGTCCACCCTACTAAATCAGAAGAAGTAGTACTATTAGCTGGACTAACATCTTCAAACTCACCATTAACATAATCATAAACACTACCATCAGTATTACAGCCAATAAGAACTGCACCATTTGTAGGTGAATAATAAGAAGCTATATGCCTTGTTTGATCAGCATTGTCTGTAGCTAAACCTCCGTACCATGTGTATGCATAGCTATCGTAATCACCTGAAACAGAAGACCATGGAACAGCTTCACTTACTGGAAGTTCATATATACGTTTAAAGCCAGGAGATCTTTTAACACTACCTTGATCAAACACAACATTACGACAATCTGAAAAGGCACTCATAGGTATATCTTGTGCGTCCATATCTGTAATAAGACCTGAACTACCTAAATTTCTTACAGGTAAAGTAGCCATAATAAAACCTCTTATATTGAATTAGTTGCGCCGTAAAAGTTATTAAGGTTAATAGCTCCTGATGTAGGAACATTTGCATTAGCTCCAACAGTTATTGTTCTAGTATTGTAGCTATTACCACCAATATAAAACGTATTAGATGACCAACCATTAGATGTTCCAGTAAATGAACCTGAAATTGTATCGCCTGCATTAGCTGCACAACTTCCAGTATAAGTTGCTGTACTGTCGTTAGAGCTTAACCCTTGATTAAGTGTGTTTACACCATTTTTCGCTATAACAATTGTAGCTGTATTTGCGTTACCAGAACCACCATAGTAATACCCAAAATAATAATGATAAGTACCAGTTTTGTTAACTGTAAAAGACCATGATTGAATATTGGCTGCTCCGTTGTCTGACCACCTAGTGTAACCAAATAATCTACCACTATTAAATGTTAACCCAGTATCAATACTACGACCTGAGTTATTAGTTGATGCTGATGTAGAACCTGCAGTAGCAGTAGCTGACAAAGATGCAGGTATAATACTACCTCCTTTATAACATTCCGATAATGCTATAGAACCTGTGTCTCCAAACTCAGTTCTAATATTATCCATCGAAATGGCACCGCTAGTCTGTAGAGCCATGACAAGTACAACCTTTCTTATGAGTATCAAATTCTAATTTTAATTCTTTAATTGCTTCAATAAGCAAAGGTACTAGTTTTTCATAATGTACAGTTTTGTAATTTTCATCTATTGGAGCAGGCGCTATTATCTGAGGTAATACAGCTTCTACTTCTTGAGCAGATACTCCAACTTCTTCTTTATCTTCATATCCCATATTTATAGCAATATCATTAGGTCTAAATGTAAAACCTGATAATTCATTTACTTTAGAAAGGGCGTTTGTAATTGGTTGTACAGATGTCTTTAATCTCATATCTGAATAATAAGCAGTAACGTTACCTGTTGAGCGTACTTCACTTGCGTTAGTTACACCAAATGTTACGTTATCTGTAGTTCCTACTGGTTGACCTATAGCAATTGTAGGAGTTGCTCCCTCTGCTCCTCCGCCACTCACTGTGACACCTGTTCCACCTGTGATGTCTTCTACATAGTTACCTGCAGTATGTGTCCCTAGGGTCAATCCTGAGCCACCTAGAGTAATGTTGCCAGTAATGTTAATATCTGATGATACTACAAGAGTACCGGTAACTGTTGCACCTGTAGTAGTAGCAGCTACTCTTGTTGCAGCAGCGCTGTCTAAAAGTGAGCTAGGGTCTGTGTTTAACTGA